TGTCAAGTGCTCTGCTTGGCAAACAAAAAATAAGAAAATATCATTCAAGAAAAACGATGAGGAAGTTGCCAACGTTTACTTGACACAAACGCTAGTGATTTGTATATTGATTTTTGGGTTGGAGTATGATATACTAGTAGCAGTTGAAATTGCTAAACGTGTCGTTTATGACAAGCAACACAAAAAGCCCCAAGGAGCTGGAGAACTCTTGGGGCTTTTTTGGTTTTTAACGTGGCTTAACACGGCTATTTGGCACTGTGGTCATTAAACCATTTATTACATCATTTGCCATTTATTGTCAACACATAAAAAATCCCACAAATCCAAGGTTTTTCTTGAATTTGTGGGATTGAATTTTGCCGTCTGACTATCTCTTCGATAATTCCAAACTCTCATTTTATGCGGTTTTTAATGCTGTTGGTTTCTATTCTGTTACTAATGGACAGATAATGTTATAGAACTACTTTTTTGAAAACCGCCCTTGTCTTGCTTCCAACAATTCCGTCAACATTCTTCCCTGTAAATCCCAATATCTGCTGAACTTCCTTGACCTTTTCGGCAGTCCCTTTTGTGTAATGTCCGTCAATCTGTGTACTGTCGGGATTACCATAATTATCAATAAGTTTTCCAAACCTCCATAAATACCATAACACCCAATTGGCATCATTGTCAAGAGTCCCAATCCTACAGTTTGTAGTTGGTTCATTGAATGGATTATGGTCTGTTACAGTTTCAACCACTGAACCGCTTACTGTATTATTGGAATACCATACATCCAAATCAACATGTCCTTTCACTCCATCAATAACACCCTTGCTTGTATACTGCCAACCACTTACATCAATGCCTGAGGGAAGATTTGATGTTGCAGGTATTCCATCAGATATTGAAAAATCTTTATTGCTTGGATAACGAGCAATCCAAAATGGGATTTCTGACAATTCACTTATATATGGCTTGATGTATGAATTATAAAATGAATGGTATGTGTATATGCCAAACTTTAATCCATTTATCAAGGCTATTGCTTTGTATTCCTTGATAATGTTGACAATATTCTTACCCAAGCTACGCATACACACATCTTCCAAATCTAACCACATCCAGTCAATGTCTACTTCGTTGGCATATTTACAGTATTCAGTTGCAGATTCAACCGCTTTGGCTGTAGTGTTTGCGTATGAGTATGTATACCCCATATTGCATCTGATACCTGCCCCTTTGAATCCTTTTATATGTGTATATAATAAGGAATCATTAGCATTTGATTTGTTAATTACTTTTACAATGGCAAATTCAACACCTGCTTTTTTGACTGCCATATAATCTGTAACTGTATTCCATTTTGCCACATCTATGCCAATAATCATTCTTTGTCACCTTCCCCTTTGGCTGTCAAGACATCAACCGCCTTGCTAATGGCATCAGGAAGTGGAAGTCCCATTAAACCTGCATTTTCTATAATTGAAATTGTTTCGTTCGCAATAAATCCAATGATGACTGCATCCCTGATGTAACTTGAACCAATTGCAAGGTCAAGTCTGTATGCAATAAGGACAAAAAGAAGAGTCATGCATTTTCTGCAAAGACCTTTCCACCCTGCTTTGGATTCAAGTGTTCCTGAATCAGTCTTCTTGCTGTTGTGAAAAATCCCTGCAACCGCAAGACCGCTGATATAATCAATAGCCATAAATATAATCAGTGTCACCAAACCTGTGTCCCACCCCCCAAATAGGGATGCAATGAATGAACCGATAAGACCGACCGCTGTGCAAATTCCTTCTTTCATATGCTTTTCCTTTCTGATTAAGATTCCCCACAAGCTTATTCTTGTGGGGATTGTTTACTGTTACTCTGCAAGTTCAGGAACATCAAGGTCAATCAAAACCTGCTTTACCTGTTCCCTGATTCTTTCAGGCACATCAGCAATGGTCTTTTTCCCTTTGATGATAAGTGTTGCATAAACAACTGCCATATTCACCACATCCTTTCCAAGTAAAATTTTTAGTATGAAATACTGAATCATCAGTTTTCACCTTCTGTCAGTTCAGGATAACCCATGTCAATTAAAATCTGCTTGACATCATCCTTGATTTTGTCAGGGACTTCATCAATGGTCTTCCTTCCCTTGATGATTAAATCTGCATAAACCTTCGCCATTGCAATTCACCCCTTTCTGTTATGCAAGCATTTCATAAACATTACACAGTGCAACCTGTGTGTCTGTCATCTGTGCTTCAAGACTGTCATTCCTGTCAGAAATAATCTTGATATATTCATCCTTGTCATATTTCACAAGGTTGAATTGCCATTCCTGCACTTCCTGTTCATCCACCATTGCAGTGACCTGTTCAATGCCAGATGCTACAAAAACCTTGCTGTCTGTGATTTCAAGTGCAAGTGGTTCAACAGCACTTTTTTGAAGTCCATAATCCGTCATACTTGACAAACCGCCTTTCTTTTTGATTTGATATTGGTTTCATAATACCTGTTAGCATGTGGAATCAAAGGTTGAATATATTTCTGTTGCAACCTGAAAGAATTGCAGTGAATCAACCAACCCTTGTATGAATTGATTGAACACCATTCAGAATAATTCATCATGTTTCCATTGCTGACTTTCTCACTGATGTCAGTCATCTTTCTTTTCATCTGCTTGCAGGTGCTTTTTCGTAACAGTGCATAATTCAGAAAAATCCTATATCCTAGGAAATCAACACCCCTGACATAAGTTGGAAAAATCTGCCAATTGTCTTTTATAGTCAAATGCAGTTTGTTCTTGAAATACACATCAACGTCATCCTTCAACTGATGCAGGTCTTCTTTTGTTTCACCAAATATCACAATGTCATCCATGTATCTGTGATAATGCTTGACGTGCTTTTCTTCCTTCAACCAATGGTCAAAAGATGAAAAATAGAAGTTCCCTGAATACTGCGACAGATAGTTTCCTATTGGAACACCTGTGTTCCCTTCTGTTGAATCAATGATTTCATAAAGCAACCATAACAAATCCTTGTCCTTGAACAGTCTTGCATATTTTTCTTTCAAAATGTCATGGTCAATGGAAGGATAATATTTTCTTGCATCCAACTTCAAACAATACTGACAACCCTTGACATCCGTCTGCATATCATGCTGAACCCTTTTCAATCCAAAATGGATTCCCCTTTCAGGAATTGCTGAATAGGTGTCAATTGTCAGGTTTTTAATCAGTATAGGTTCAATCACTTGCAGGATTGCCCATTGACATATTCTGTCAGGAAAGTATGGAAGTTTGAAAATTTCCCTTTCCTTGCCACTGTCATTTTTGATGAAAGTTTCATATTTTGATGTGTGATAAGTCTTATATTTCAACTGATTCTGCAACAATCCCAAATAATAATCAGGATTTTCATTGACCATTAAAACTTCCTGATACCACCCTTTTCCCTTCCTTGCGTTTTGGTGTGCTAATCTCAAATTTTCCATGTCATAGATTTTTGGATATAAATTCCCAAATCTTTTCATGTGCTGTCATTCTCTTTTCTGTATGCATTAAAAGTCAAGTTTTCGCATCACAGTGTCCTGTGACCTACTAACACAACTTTCTTTTACGCCTGATTGGAATCAGGACTTTTGTGTTTTGCCAAGTGGCAGGGTCAGACAATTCAGACTATATGAAAACAAGGACAACCGCTTTTGGAAGTCCTTGTTTTTGGTGAATTTAATGCATTTACTAACTGACTGCTGATATTCCGATTACGATTCCTGACACTATTATTCAAATTCCAATAGAAACTGCCTGCATTAGAACCATTATTCCAATTACTGCCTAATTGAGTAATCTTTTTATGGATTTTCTGTTGCAGGTAGCCACAACAGGTTTTAAAAATCAGCATTGTCTGACCCATATATTCAATTTTTAAGCAACCATTTGTTCCTTCCATGCAGTGATATTTGTTGCATAAGATGTTGCAGTTGCTTTGGTAGGAACATACACCAACCGACCGCCGACATACCGATAACGATACCCGACACCAGCATTCAAATACCAATAGAAACCGCCCGCATAAGAACCATAATACCAACTACCGCCCAATAGAGCAAGCCTGTAACCATTCAGATTTACAGTGACATATGTATAATCACCAACAGGGACTGAGCTGTTTCCAAGGCATTCAGAAGCAATAAACAACCAATCAAAGTCTTCATTTCCATAACCCATTGCAGAAATATATCCGTTTGCATTTGTGACAGTGAATCCTGCACTTTCATAATTTCCTGAATTCTTGGATTCAGCAAAGTTGAAGTCATTTGCAATGTATGGAATACCGCCCTTCTGTGAACCGTTTCCATAAATGTTGATTCCATAAACGAACTTCCAAATATTACCCCAAGGATTTTCAACACCCCTGTATGTAATAGAAACCTGACCTGATGTTCCTTCTGCCTGACCTGTTGAATTACCAAACGAAGATGTTTGACCTGTTTCTTTGGAATTGTTTTCAGTATTTGGTGTATCTGAAACAGACACAACACCCTGACCAATGGCTGTCTGCAAGTTCATCATTCCCATTTCAATTATCATCAGAAGCTGATTTGCAGATTCCGCTTTGATAAGGTCACCATGCCAGTCAGAACCACGATTCTGTGACATCTGTTCAATCTTTGGTCTTGTCAAATCCTGTGTTTTACCGCTTGCAGGTTTTGCATCTGCAATGGAACAGAACTTGTCATTTGCATTATCCATGACCTGTTCATCAGCAAAAAGAAATGTGTCCGCTGACACGTCAAAAATCGAACCTTCAAACGCTGACAATAAAGCAAAATCAATTTCTTCATCATTCTTGTCATAGAATAATGGATGTCTTTTGAACCCTGTCTTTGCTTTTGTGCTGACATAGTAATTTGCCTTTCTCAAATGATAGCCGACACCATCCGTCTGTGCATCCATTTCCAAAGGGACAACTTTGTAATAAAATGCAGGCTGATAAACCATGACCTGACCCATTGAACCATCTTCTGCATAATTATCATCACCATACCAAGCAACTATTGTTCCATCATCTGAAACATTGCATCTTTTTCTTCCACCAAACATTTCATATTTATCAAAGTCTGAACCGCCTGTCAGGTCATAAGCACCTGCAAGCCTTTGTGATGTCTTGTTCTTATAATCAACCTGAACACCAACAATATCCTCATCTGTATATCCAAGATATGCTTTGATGTCATCCACGCCTGTCAAAATTTCCCTTGCATTAAAATTTGCATCATTCAGGTCATTGATGTTCTGAACAGCGGTTGCATTCTTACTATCCAAAGATGATGCAAGATTGTTTCCTGTTGCAATGTCTGCTTCCAATGTAGTCACAATCTGATTTGCAGTTGAAATCACATTTGAAAGATTGCTTTGTGCAGTCCCTGCATTTGTGATGACCCCTTCAAGCTGTGTCTTTGCTGTATTTGCATTACTGATTGCAGTTTCCAAATTGCTCTTTGCTGTCTGACCTGTCTTTGTGGAAGTGTCCAAATTGCTCTTTGCTGTATTTGCATTACTGATTGCAGTTTCCAAATTGCTCTTTGCTGTGTTTGCTGTGGTCACAGAAGCATCCAAATTGGATTTTGCAGTTTCTGCATTTGTCTTTGCTGTATTTGCGTTTGTGGTTGCTGTTTCAAGGTTGCTTTTTGCTGTGTTTGCTGTCTTGGTTGCAGTCTCCAAGTTTGTCTTTGCAGTGTTCGCTGTGCTTGTTGCATTGGTCAGATTGGTCTTTGCTGTATTCGCTGTGCTTGTTGCAGATTCAAGTGCAGTGGTCACATCCTGTGCTGTCCTGACCTTTGCATCAAAGCTTTCAACTTCTTCGTCCACTTCATCTTTCGCCTTGACAACTGCATCCTTGATGTCCTGATAGGATTCATTGTCATCATTGACCTTGTTCAATGCATTGATAATTGAAGACCTGACTTCTTCACCATAGACTGCTTGTGCAATTTGGTCTGTATATTGTTTAATGTCTGCCATTATTTTTCACCTTCTTTCTTTTCTTCCTGTTCCTGTGATTCCTGCACTCTGTTAAAATCAGAAATCAATTCCAAATTTTTCTGATTCCTGATGTCTGCAAGAATTTCCATGATGATTCCTTCCATCAGGTATGCAGGAAGCTTTGTCTTTTCCTGAACCTGATTAAAAGCCTGATATGTCATTCCCTTTGCATTTTCAAGCATGACTGACAGTGGTTGTTTTTCCATAAATGAACCGCCTTTCTTTATTTTTTTATTGGAAATTCAGGTGCTTTATATACAACAGGTTCATCCGTTGCCGTCCCTGAATCCAATTTTGCACAATAAGTTGTTTTTTCAAGCAGTGTGAATGGGTCATCCCATTCAGGCTTGTCAAACTGCATTCCCAAATGTTCGCACAGTTCTTGGATTGCCTTGATGCAGTAATAGACCAATTTATCTGTTTTTAACGTCAGCCTTCCATTCTGTTCATCTTCCTTAACCAATTCAGGGGCAATCTTCACTAATTGCTGTGCAATGATTCCAATGTGTTGATGTTCGCCTGTCTGAATCCAGTCAAATTCTTTCAGGTCGATTCCATTCACTACATCAAGACCCTTGATTGATGTTGATTGAATATTGGTTTTCAATCGAGCGTCCGAATTGTTGTAAATTGAATAATTATGCATGTCTAATGATGTATAAAAATCAACTGAAACATTATTATAGATTGTAAACTGTTTGTCCCATCCGTCAATCATGACTGCATTGCTGTATGAATTGTTGCACCAAGTCATTTTTCCGATAAATCCAGTACCTCCACTATTCCATACAGTAAAACGCTGTGAATCGGTCAGGTAAAGGTATCCGTTCGCGTATGTAGGGCATGCAAAATGCAGTCCCCTTTTGTATTTGCTGTTGCTATGATGGTAAATCAACTTTGTTGTATATGTGCCTGCATTAGCAGAATCCATTGCAGCCCAACACATATACCCAATGTTGTATTCAAGGTCAAAGACAAGTCCCCTGTAAGATGAGTCACCAATCCAACTGTTTGTACCAATTGCACCAAGATAGACACCATCACGATAGAAGTGTGAGCCATCACAGTTAAATTTGCTGACAATCTTCTGTGTGCTTGTAACAGCACTGTCATAAATCCTTAGTTCACCGCTTTCAAACTGAATGTATTTACTAATGTTGTTCCAGGCAATTTTCACTGCGGTTGCGTTCTGTTGGATTTTCGTTGAAAGCTCTGAACTGTTCAATTTTTTAGCAACCTCTGATGTGATTGCATTAGTGGTCACTTCAATTTCTGAGGTTGTTGAATAATTCTTCAATTTGTTGTCAGTGTATGCCGTTGCAGTTTGCTTTGCTGAAAGAGTGACTGAATCAGCACTGTTCTTGATTGCTGTTTCAACTTCTGTCCTTGTCCAATATGATTCCAGCTCACTGTCAACATAGCCTTCCGCATTTTCCTGTGCCTTGCTGATTGCCTTTTCCACACTTGACGTGTAGGAGATGTCAAGCTTGTCACCTGTGATTGAATGACCTGCAATCCTTTCACCGACAATCTGACCGTCCATTGTGATTGCAGTTGCATACGTTCCATTGTAACCTGTTGAGCTATAGCCAAGACCATTCAGATTCCACCGCCATATCTTCCTTGCGGTTTGAATGTCATCTGTGTCCATGATAAGAAGTTCATCAGCGTTTTCTGTGATGACCACATGACCATTCAAGGCTGAATGAATCAATGCTGTTGCATTGTCCACCGCTTCCTTTACAATAGTTCCTGATGATGGAATTTCATTGATTTTCTTTATGATTTCAGCATTAGCAGAAGAAGCCGAACCTGTCATTCCATTTGAAACGCTTTGTCCAAGGGTGATTGTATTTTTGGAAGGTGAATCAAGATATACTGTCATCTTGGTGACAGGGAAGAACCTGTCAAGTCCATTTGGTTCAGATACAACCCTGATTTCATCCAACATCTTGATTCTTTCAATGTCCACATCCATCATATGCAGGTCAACCGCCTTGACTTCAAGTGTCACTGTTTCAAATTGGATGT